TTAATCAAGTTTGGTAGATAATCACCAAATGTTGGTTTAATGCTAATGAAAACCTTACCATATTGGGGTGGAACTAACTCCTCTCCACCAAAAACAGAGATAGATTCAGTTTCTGGGTAAATTTTTGTTGGAATGATTGTTTCATAATCACTGGAAGTCAGTGCTCTATTTTGTGTGGCATATATTCTTGGAGCAAACTTTTTAATTGACTCCACAGTTTCAATATTTTTACCTCCAGAAGTAATTATACCTGGAGTCAGTAAAGATACCCCCGAAGTTACATTATATTCAATTCCATTTCTTGTGTAGGATAATCTTCCTGAAAAATTAAAGTTTGATATGCCATTTGCAGCATCACCATTACTTACAATGTAGTTTGCAGTAATATAATTGCCTTCTTCTAATGCTTTTCCAAAAATATCGTCTCCAAAAATTAATTCATACCTTTCATCTGAAATTTCTTGTAAATAATAGACTTTTGATTCTGGATTGATATCAAAAAGACTATCTTGGAGAGCATATTTGGTAGAAGCTGTAGAAAATTCATTATTTCTAACTGTAACACGAATTAAATCGGTATCAATACCAGAATTTGGTAAAATATACTTTTGATTTAGATTTCTGGTAGATCTAGTAAAGTTTGATTCTAAAAGAACACCTTCGTAAATTTGTAACTCGTTAAAAGTTGCGATTCCATTAAAAACAGGAATTGTAACATCTTCTAAAATTGAAAATATAAACGATTGAGAAGCAAAAGTTCCTGAACTTGATGCAACAACTCCTTTTTTAAGTGTAATGGTTGCCGGAGTTGGAGATATGTCCGCAGTATCTACATCAAAAGTAACTGTTGCTAATGCTGCCTTTCTTGATTTAGGAACATAACCAATATTTCTTGCAAGTGCTACAACATTCTCTCTTAATGTTGAACTATCAATAAAAACCTCATTTGCAACCATGTTTGCATTATATGAAGTGATATATGTGTTATATGCCAACACATCAATAATGGATGAAAGATTAGATCCTTCAAAATCATAGTCCGTAAAATTGGAGTTTGATTTTAAATATTCTTTAAGTGATGTTTTAACCTGTTCAAAGTCCAGGTTAGAGAAATTGACTAATGGCATGTTACCTTGTTGGCTGCAAGACGAATTCTAATTGTTGTGCAGGTACATCTGCACCTATAATATCATATATGATTTGTACATCAAAAGCATTACCTGCAAAATCAGGTGTTGTTTGAACAGATCTTAATCTTACTCTTGGTTCAAATCTACGAATTGATGATTCAATTTCATCTTTAATATTAGATGCTGTTAAATCGTCAAAATTATCAAATAATAACCTTGATATTCTTGAACCAAAGTTTTCATTGAAAGGTTTCTCTCCAGGAAATGTAAATACAATATTTTTTATTGATCTAGCAATTGCGTTTGCATTTTTAAGACCAATTAAATCGTCATTCAAGGGATTTTTCTTGAATGACATACTTACATCTTTAAAACCTTGACTTACCCTTTCTAAAGGCACAATTATATGGCAAATATAAGTTATTTATCAAGGAGTTTGTCAATTATATTTTCGTGGTTTTATTCGTAAAGTGGTGCAGCTGGGATTTCGTTCTCAAAAATCTCCGTTTCTTGCTTCTTATCGCGTTTTTTTGGTGTTAGATCATCATTTGCAATTTCACGAAGCATCTTTTCATGTTGATCTGCTGCTAGGTTGTCTAAAAAATCATTATTTGGAGTCATTTTCTTCTTCCTTAGGTAAATTTTCGCGTTCTTGTGCTGTTTTCCAGAAATATTCGTCCTCACGACCCATTCCAAGTCGCTCAAAACCATTTTCAACTTGATAATAACGAGTTGAAACCTTAAAATCTGGCATCTTAGGTTCAACCGGTGTTAAACTATTATCATAGATACGCATTCTATTGTTTGGATAGAGTGCATACTGTCCATTTTCTAATTCAATCAAGTTATGAGACTTATGTTCAGCAGGATTTTCACTTGTTGCATAGTCAACTACCTCAGGATCTTGATGGTAATTATCTATTGTACAAATATAAGTTCCTTTTTGAATACCATAGTCTCTTGTATATAATTCATAGTCCATTGAACCAATGAATTGCTTTGTAACTGATACTACTCCATAATCCATACAATTCCAAAACTGTAAATTTGGTAGATTCATATCAGGTGATGGTGTCTCAGGATCACTTACAAATGCACTGATAGGTAATTTGTCATATAATGCGGCATATTCTGGTAAATATGTCTCAAAATAAAAAGTGCGTCCAGGTATCGATTTACACGATACCCAAACGCCTTTGACAAATTCACCATGACCACTTTGATGATCAGTTAGATATTCTTTACGAACCCATACCTCTACCGAGGGGAGGTTACAAATAAGTGCTGCCATAATGAACTTTTATTAATCTAGTTCTATATATTATCCTCTACCTTGTCCTCTATACCTCTTCTTTCGCCCATTGCGAGAAGTCGCGGATAACAATGTATACTGCGAGTTTCCTTGACGAGTCTTTTTCGGTTTTGCAGGAACATAACTCCCACCACTCATAATTGCCATAATTCAGTACCTCTTAAATAACGCGAGTTTTTTCGTGACCAACTCTGATACGTGGATCGCACCAGATCTCAAATCCTTCTTCCTTTGCATCAAGACAGAATGAGACATCCTCACCACACATGTCCTGTACATCACCACTCTCAAAGACTTGCATCTTAGGAGCAAACCATGGATACTCAAGACTCTCAAAAACACCTTTCTTGATTAATACCCATCCAAAACCTGTATAATCTACGGTGAATGGTTTACGACGCTTACTAATGCCCTCTACATTCTCATGATTCATCACTCCGCCATTCTTACGGAAATCATCCTCCTCTAACCAATGTGCGACAGAAGTTGTGTGGCCATCCTCTGTAGCATACCATCCTGCAACAATCTCCCTCTCTTCTCCCTCTGCAGAAATTGCCATATCACATAGTTGCCAGAACTTCTCTGTATTAAACACAATATCACTATCAATCCATAACTGATAGTCATACTCTAACTTACCATCCCATGGTACTTGCTTAGGTCCACGAAGTACATTCGCACCTAATACCTTACAACGGGCAAAATTAACCATTGAACTATAATCTTGTGAGATCTGAATACTCATCCCACTCTGTACCATATCAAAGCACAGTTGTACAAAGTTCTTTAAAAATGTAAAAGAACATCCACGTCCAGGAAGACAGAATACAATCGTCTTTCCTCTCATACGCTCTTTGATCGCAGGAATATCCCACTCTACTTCTTTCTTCTTAGGCGCGTTGGCCTTTACAGTAAATCCTTTTGCCATAACGTGTTGATTACTTCGTTTCAATTATAACAGTTATTATGTATGAAGTCAATAGAAGACTTTGACTAACAACTGTGCTCTGTGTTTGTTGGAAGACCATAGACTTCCTCATATGTTAAATCCTCAAGTTGATAATCAGTCTGCATAAGACCAACCATCCCCTTGAGGGTATTCCATGTTTCACTAAATTGTTGTTCCGTTAGATTATTATATAAACACTCATCTTTTGCATAGATGTGATAAACCTTATTTCGACTATCCATTGGTTTTTTACCTCCGGGGATTTTTTTCTGGACGGGAATTTTTTTTTTGCTTTCGATATCTATAAGTCGATTTGTCACCTCTGTAGGTTAGGGTAGTTAGCTGTTTTTATCACGCCCCCCATAACGCAACAACGCCGCCATCAAAACACTGTCGTTTCACTGTATAATAGCACGGGGACTCACTGATGTCAACCCCCGTGCCACTAAGTATCACATAGCAGCTTTCAGTTCATCATAACACATCCGATAAAGTTCGCTCTTACTTGCATATGCCAGATCTTCTAAAGTAATGTGATTCGGCATAGAATTACAGATAATTTCTGTTAACTGGAATTCGTCGAGTTCCATCGCACTGTCATCGATCTGCCCTGCAACGAATAGGACGACGATCGCGGTGTGGAGTTTGTCGCAGGCATCATCCAAGATCTCTGAGATGCGGCGGGTCTCTGCTGTGATGGTGATGGGGGTCATGCGATTCAGTGCCTTACACTATAGAGACACTTTGCCCGACCCCCCTTGGTGACACCCCCGGAGAATGACTGTCAAATAGCACCCATAATTACCAACTGACGGGATTACTCAGATCCTCCACGTAGCTATCAATCACCTTCTCATTCCCTTCCATTTCAAAGAGAG